ATTTCAGAGAAGGAGCTACTGCTTCAGACACCTACACTGCTTCACAGAAGGCTGCTGCTGCTGCCAACAACGTGACAACCAACTCTTTGAGACTCCTGAAGCTCGCTCTCATTTCCACAGGAATAGGAGCTTTTGTTGTGCTTCTAGGGTCACTAGTTACCTTCCTGACTAAGACTCAAAAGGGTATGGATGCAGTCAGCACAGGTGGTGCTGTGCTAGGCTCTGTTATAAACTCACTACTGAAGCCTGTTTTATCACTAGGAGAATTCCTATTTGATGCGTTCAATGATCCACAACAAGCAGTTTCAGACCTTTGGGAGTCCATAAAAACCAATATCCTAGACAGGGTTTCAGGCATAACAGGTGTTTTTTCAGGACTTAGGGAGGTCATAAAAGGTGCTTTTACCTTGGATGTAGACCAGATAAAAGAAGGAACAGCGCTCATACAGTCCAGTTATACGGACACCATAAATGGTATAAAAGAAATTGCTTCAGATGCAAAAGAGGCAGTCTCAGACCTGCTCAATGAGACGGTAGAAGGTGCAAGAGCAGCCAGAGAAATAGCTCAACTCAGGAGAGAGAATGCTCAATTTGAAACCTCCATCAAAGCTGTGAATGCAGAGCTTCAACAACAGGCAGAACTTTTGGCAGGGACAGCAGACAATGCCACCAAATCTTTTGCAGAAAGAGAACAGGCTTCCAGAGACTTGGCACAGGTAGAGCAGGAACGAGTGAAAAATGAAATTGAAGCTTTCAAACAGAGAGAGCTAATTGCTACCAGAGAGCTTCAGCTTGCACAGGATCAGGGACAAGCCACCAGAGAGCTTGAAGCCACTAGACAGGAAGCCACAGCTTCCAGAATACAGGCAGAGGCAGAGCTAACCAGTTTTACTAGAGAGAACGAGCAGAGACTGTCCGAGCTTAAACAGGATAGGCTGGAAAGGGATTTAGATTTTGAACTTGACCTCACTGAAACAAGGAAGAAAATTGCCTTGGAATTCGTGGCAACTGAAGCCAATGCCTTTGAAGAAAGGGAGGCAAAACTCCAACAAACTAATGACCTGATCAATGAGTCTTTTGTCAGGCAAGGTGAAATTATCCAACAGTTCACAGACCAGAGGCTTGACCTGAATGCTATACTTGCTGAAGACGATGCTGCAAAGACTCTGGAGCAGGTCAGGAACTTAGGACTTTCTGAAATTGTAGAGGGCAGGCTCCTTGAAATAATCCGTGATAGGCAAGATGCTCTCAATGAAGTGAATCAAGCACAGGCTAATCTTGGAGAGCAGAGAACAGCTCAACTGGAAGAACAGCTCCAAGCTGAGAAGGATGTGCTGGCTGCTGCCAGAGAGACCAGAAAACTTGAATTTGATGCCTACCTTGAAGACCTACGAAACAGAGGAGAAGAGGAAACCACCATCAAATTGGAACAGGCACAATTTGAATTTGATGAACGAACCAGACAGATTGAGGAGCAAAACGCTCTTAGGTTGGAGCAGTTAAGGAGCCAGAAAGAGTCTGAACAGATAACGGAGGAGGAGTTCAGGCAGCAGGAAGCAGAGGCAGAAATAACTAAAAACCAGACGTTGCTAAGAGCAGAGTCTACCTTTGCTCGAAAGAGAATAGAACTCACTAAAGGTGTGGTTGATGCTAACCTGAATCTGTTTAGCCAAATGTTCTCCAACCTTGCTGACATCTTTGGAGCTAACAGCAAGGCAGGGCAGGCAGCAGCCATTGCACAGGCAACCATTGACACTTTTGCAGGTGCTTCAAAAGCGCTGGCTTCAGTACCATTCCCCTTCAACATAGCAGCAGCAGCAGCCACTGTGGCTTCAGGTGTGGCTAATGTTGTGAGAATAAGCAAGATAGACACAGGAAACGAGTTCAACGCTGTCAAGAGTGCTGCACAGTCTACAAAGAAGACCAAAGCTGAAAAAGGTGGATTGTTCAAAATAGGTGGAAAAAGACATTCTGCTGGAGGTACTGAGTTTGTAGGATCAGACGGCACCAACTTTGAAGCTGAAAAAGGTGAAGTTCTTGGAGTCATGAGCAGGGATGCATCAAGGGCATTCATGATGTTCAATGATATGTTTACAGGAGTAGGTTCTATAAATGCTCCTAGTTCTTTTGAGTCTGGAGGGTTTCCATCAAGAGGATCAGGAACACTTTCTGTGGATGAACTGGCAGAGAAGATAGCTGGAGCTTTAGCAGAAGCTGTGCAGGACTTGCCCAACCCTGTAGTATTTGTTGAAGATGTAAAACAGGCACTCAATGCAGTGGTGGAAATAGAACAGGGAGCCTCTTTCTGATGTTTAAAAGAACCCCTGAAATATCAAAAATGCTAGAAGGTGGTATGAACTACCTGAAGAAAGACAAGAAAGTGGAGGAGCTTGCAACTCGAAGAGCTTCAATTTGTGCAGAATGTCCACACATGGAACCTTCGAAGATAGTAGAGCAGATCAGGGACGATAAACTTGTCAAAGTGAAAGGTCACATTTGCGGTTCTTGTGGTTGCATATTATCTTTTAAACTAAGATCAGAAAGCTCAAAATGTCCAGAAGATAAATGGTGACTACCTATCAAATTCTGAAAGCCTTGAAAGGAAGTGGCTTGTTTCCTGTACTCATTGAAACCACCATCATTCCTGCTCAATACATTAAATATATTTATGTTTATGAGTCTTACCTTGCTTGCAACTCTGAAGACAGATCAAAAAGCTCCTGCTATCAAGAAACTGCATCACGATGCTTTATTTCTGTTGACCGTGTTAGGAAAATAATATCAGAAATGCAAAAAGAATTTTCGATAGAGGATTGCAAGTTCTTACAAAATTATTTTGACAAATGAAAGGTTAAAAGGTTAACCATAAAAAAATATTTTCGTTTCTCTATATTCTCTCCATGAACGAAAATGAACTATATATTTACGGAGCCATTATTCATGACTCTGACCCAATGGCTGAAGAGTGGGGCTATGTAACCCTTGCAGGTGTAAATAAAACCCTTGATGCCATACCTAATGACTCTGAAAAAAAGACCATTCTTGTTAGGATAAATTCAGAAGGTGGGGACGTTGACACAGGCTTTGCTATTTATTCCGCTTTAAGGAGAAAAGCTTCAGAAGGATTCACGATCAAAACCAGAATGGATGGGATAGCTGCAAGCATTGCAACTGTTGTTTTTCTTGCTGGAGACGCAAGAATCGGAAACGAGTATATCGACCCATTCATCCACAATGCTTGGACTTGGGGTCAAGGTGATGCTGAAGACTTTGAAAAAGTAGCAGAGAAATTGCAACGAACCAATGAGCGAATTGCCAAGTTTTATGCAGAACACACCTCTTTGACAGAGGAAAAAGCTCTGGAAATGATGCAGAATGACACTTCCATTGATGCTTCTGAAATAGTATCTCTAGGATTTGCAACCGAGCTGGAGGAACTTCTGAGACCAGCAGCCCTCAAAAAAGTTTACAACAAATATTCACTATCAAATTCAAAAAAAGGTTCAACAATGAGCACTGAAAACGAAGAAAAAACAAACAAATTACTTTCAGGGATAGAAACTATTCTGAATAAATTCCTTCCTGATAACAAGAAAACAATCAACAACGAGAATGGAGAAGAGCTAGTCTTCATGAATCTTGGTGAAAATGATGTGCTTGAAAAAGGAGCCGCAGCCACTCTGGAAGATAAGCCAGCTGAAGGTGAGCACATACTCCCATCCATGAACAAGATTGTGACTTTTGAAAAAGGAAAAGTTACAGAAATTAAGGATATGGAAGAAGATTCCAGTACATCTGAAGAAGATGTGGAGACCCTCCAGAACCGTGTTCAGACGTTAACAGAAGAGAATGAAACTTTGAAGGCTCAGAATGAGCAGCTGGAAAAAAACCAAAAAGACTTTAGAAAAGAGTTAGACGGTTTGAAAGCTCTGGCTTCAGGTTTTGAATACACCAAACCTCCTTCCAGTCAGTCTGACAACTCTGATCCTTCTAAAACGAAAGACCAGCCTCAAGCCAGACGTATGTTTAAAAAAGAAACCTACGAAAAGTAGTAAAAGAGACAAAAACTAAAACAAATAAAGTAAAAACAAAATATCATGCCATCATTAATTACCCTAGATAATTTGTCTCTTAACCCTATAGAGGCAACAGAATTGAGTGAAGCAGTTATGGAACAAATCTTTGTGCAGGGAAACCTAGCACAGATGTTTGACATCAGCACTGGCATTCAGTTCAAAAAACAAATCCCTTTTATCAGCAATGCAGATGAGTCTGGAAAGACTTCTGCTGACTGTACACCTCCCACAGCTGGTGGCGTAACTGTCACACAGAAATTGTGGGAACCTGTAATGATCGAAGCCCGTTTCGAGCATTGCCAGAAAGACCTCAATGCACTCTTCAAGCTTGGTCAGAGAGTTGCTAAAATCAACCCTGACTTCTTTGACAAAATTGACTCAGATGTTTTCCGAGTGCTTGCAGCCAAACTGCTTGACTCATTGACTAGAAGTGTGTTCAGAATTGCTTGGTTTGCTGACACTGCTGCTGCTCTCACAAGTGGTGGAGGTGTGTTCTTAATAGGTACAGACCTTGAGCTTTTTGACCAACTAGATGGACTTTGGAAACAGATTTTTGCAGAAGTGACTGGAGACTCCAGAATCACGATCACAGAGAATGCAGAAGCCACTTTTGCTCTTCAGGACAGCGAGCTGACCCCTGATGATGCCAAAGAATATCTGGAACTTATGTGGGATGCAGCAGACCCGAGACTGAAAGCTGACCCTGAAGTCAGATTCTATGTGACTGAGAGTATCTATGAGAAGTATTCAAAGTGGCTAAGAAACAAAGCTGCTGACGGTGGTGGACTTACTGAAGCTACTGTGAACGGTGTTCAAAATGTAGCTTTCAACGGCAAGCCAGTTATGCCAATGTATGAGTGGGACAGGTATATCAGAACCTATCAGCAGAATGGAACGAAGTACAATCTGCCTCACAGAGCACTTTTGACCATCCCACAGAATCTTGCTCTTGGAACTACGTCAACAGAAGACCTTGAGAACCTTGAGAGCTTCTATGACAAAGTAACTAAGACTAACTATTTAGATTATGCATACACACTGGATGCTAAGTTCCTAGAAGCTTACCTTGCAGTAGTTGCTTACTAATCACTAAACTGGAGCAACTATGCAAGACCTAAAAAATGACCCTTGTGGAAATCCTATCACAGTTGAGTTTTTACTCAACTGTGATGAACCACCTGTGGCAGGTATCGAGCAGAAAGTCATTCTCATAAATGTGGAGGATGTAGAGACCATCACAGAGGATGCAGTGAGACCCAATTCCCTTATCACAGGGTTAGCTTTAGCTTCAGGAAAGACAGGCTATATGGTTGAAGGAGTTAAACGAGTGTTGCTATTTTCCAACACTTTTGATGCTCCTGAAAATGTCCAGAATGGCATGTTGCACTCTTTGACATTGACCATCTATGATGTGTCAGTGGAAGCAAGAGCAGCTATCAACAAGATGGTTAAGGGTTCTATGCTTCATGCTGTAGTTGAGCGAAAAAACAAAGGTGTTGACAATGATGATGCCTTCCTGTTTTTCGGTCAAGAGCAGGGACTTGTTCTCTCAGACATCACGGACAATTCCAATGAGAATGATGGAGCAATGGTCATCACACTATCTACTCCAGCTGGACTCAGAGAGCCAAACCTTCCAAAAGTATTGCTTGAAACTGATTACGCAACCACCTTGACCGCTTTCAATAATAAGTTCGCATCTTAATCAGATGCGAACTTTTGAAGCATATCAAAAATGGTTAGGTCTGAGTTCCTCTACTGTCAAGAACGGTGTTGACAGTGAGACAGGCAATAGATACATTGTAGAATTCGCTAAACACTATAAAGAAGTGACGGGAAAAACACTCTGCCTATCTTGCAGATTTGATAAAAGTTTTTCCCACTTCATTTCAAAAATTAAAGGAGTAAAAAGAATGCCACCATATAAAACCCAACTCGAAACAAAGCAAGAAACTGGATTCATTCTAAAGAAGAAATACCAAGGTGTTTCTCTTGGTTTTGGATCGCAGGAAATGCTATCAAATCAAAACATGACTGTTGAAAAAGCTGTCAAGTTTTATGTTGAACACAAGGCTGGAGAAACCCTGTTTGATGTAGTGCCTGAAAACATTGAAGAACTGGTTGAAGCTTACAAGGCAGGAGAGCCTGTTGCTGAAGAAGAAGCTACTGAAGAGCCTGTTGCTGAAGAAGAAGCTACTGAAGAGCCTGTTGCTGAAGAAGAAGCTACTGAAGAGCCTGTTGCTGAAGAAGAAGCTACTGAAGAGCCTGTTGCTGAAGAAGAAGAAGCTACTGAAGAGCCTGTTGCTGAAGAAGAGGCTGTTGCTGAAGAACTGGAGCTAACAACTAAAGACTTCAATGCTGAAGAAGCTATTGACATGATCAACAACAACTCTCTTGATGATCTTGGAGCAGGATTCCTACATCCTTCTGAAACAAGAAAAACAGTTCTTGCTGCTTGGAAAGCTAAAACCTCTTAATTGGTTCAACTTACATGGGACGTTCAAAAACAATAAAAGCCAAACTGTACGATTTCGCCAAAAGACTTGTCATATTTGATAAGTCTTTTGGCATTATGGCGAATGGTGCAGACAATGCTTATCCTGAAAGAGTAGAACGGATCATAAACAACTCGCCTACTGCCAAGGCTGCTGCCAAGACTTTTGCAAAATATGTGAGAGGTAGAGGAGCAAAAGGAGATGTTAATAAGTTCATAGTCAATAAGATAAAAAGAACCACAGTGAGGAGTTTCATTGGGGACTGTGCCGAGTCTCTAAGCTACCAATATGGAATTTTTATCCATGTCAATTATGACATAGAATTCAACATAGTTTCAGCTTCTGTCCTTCCATATTCTCATTGCAGATTAGGGAAACAAGATAGTACAGACTATTCAGGAAAGGTGGTCATCTCTGATAGTTTTGCAGATGGTGAAAAGATAAAAAAAGAAGACCTTGACATCATAAATGTTTACAACCCTGATCCGAAAATTTTAACAGCTCAAATAACAAAAGCAGGTGGGATTGACAAATATAAAGGTCAGGTCTTGTTCATAAATCCTTCAAAATACGTTTATCCTCTCTCTCCAGCAGACACTGTGTTGAAGGATGCAGACTCTGAGTTCAGAGCTGCTGAGTACAAAAACACCATATTGACTAAAGGATTTTTCGGAAAAACTTTGATTGTCACAAAACCTTTTCAAGGCTCTGAACTTGAAATGATACCGCTTGAAGATCGCACAGTCGAACAGAAACACATGATAGGTCAGCTTAATTCTGAAAGAGAAGATTTCAAAAAAACCCTAGAAAAATTTATGGGTTCAGGGAATGCTGATGGAGCGCTCCACTTAGAAATGGAATTCGAAGGAGACAGTATAGACAGTCAAATTTTATTCAAAAACATTGATGCCAACATCAATGATAAGACATTCAAATATACTGAAGAAAGTGTCAGAAATAATATCAGAAAGGCATTTAACAACATCCCACTTGGCTTGATAGATTCAAATGAAAGTAGTTTTTTCAGTGACTCTGGAGAAGGTATAGAAGCCAGACGGTCATTCTATCAAGACCAGACAGAAGAAGAAAGAGAACTGGTTTCAGAAACAGTCACAGAGATACTTTCGAAGATGCCAAAATCAGGTGTGACCAAAGAAAATCCAATAGAAATAGAACTACTTTTTGTGAAAACTGAAGAGGAAACTGAAGAGGAAACTGAAGAGGAAACTGAAGAGGAAACCGATGCCTAAAATACCAACCATATTGACTCCTGATGAATTCAGAGCTTTTCTGGATGTTTCCAAGTCTTCTAAAGATGAAACTGTGGTCAATAGAGCCATTCGTGATGCACAAAATACAGACATTGTCAGTCTTTTGGGGTTTGAGTTTTATTCCTACATCATAAATAATTTAGATGATGTAGATGTGCTGGCACTACTTGACGGAGATACCTACGAATATGACTCAAAAACGTACTTCAATGTTGGACTTAAACAGGTGGTCGCTTATTATGCCTACGCAAAATACATATTGGTAGCTGGTCAAAAAGACACCCCTTTTGGGTTGGTTCAAAAGAACTCTCAAAACAGTGAACACATATCCACAGCACGAATAAAAGAAATAGCAACCAGCACAAAGCAGAGTGCTTATGAGTATTGGGTGCAAGTTCAGCTGTTCCTAGATAGAAACAGTGCAAACTATCCTTTGTGGAGTTCTTCCTGTAGCGTATCAAAAAGAAACTCTGGTTTTAGAATCTCTAAAATAACAAGATCATGAGAATAGACCTTTCGTACACAGGAAATGTAGTTGCTGCACTTTTGGCAGGAGTTTTGGGATATCTAGCACCTGTTTCAGGTGTATTGACCATTGTAATTGTGTGCATCCTTGTAGATCAGATTTTTGGCATTATAGCAGCTAGAAAAAGAGGTCACGCCATAAAGAGTAGTAAACTCTGGAAGACTGTTAAAAAGATATTCTATTCTACAATCATAATAGCTCTACTTTTTAGCATGGATGCTGAAATTGGACTTGTCCCTTTGCATAGGGTTGTGGCTTTCGTTATCGCAGGTTGGGAAGTGTGGTCAATATTGGAAAATGCTGCATACATAACAGACCACAAAGCTTTCAGAGTGGTTCAAACACTTATGAAAGATAAGGTTCAGGACATAACTAAAATTGACATATCTGACAGGGAGAACAAATGAAATACCAACCCAACCCCAATAATAAAATCAGAAAAAACACCATACATGGGATAGTTATACATAGTATGGGTGAAACTGTGGCAGGTAAATCAGCAGCAGACTTCTTAGAAGAGTATGGACTATCTGCACATTATCTGATAACTCCTGAAGGAGAAGTCACAGAAACTGTGTCCCCTGAAAAAGTTGCTTTTCATGCAGGGGTTTCAGAATGGTTAGGTGAATCACACCTGAACAAATCATATATAGGAATTGAGCTACTTGTGAAGGGTGAACACACATTCTCCAGTCTTAGAGAAGCTGTACAAAAATCAGACTCTTTTTCTGAACTTCAATTTGAAGCTTGTTCTGTCCTGTGTAGAGAACTTATAGGCAAATATCCTGATATATCTGCTGCAAGGTTTGTCAGGCACAGTGATGTTTCAGGAGACCGAGTCAGGGGAAAAGGGAAAGGTAAATTTGATGTAGGATCAGGGTTTCCCTTTAGTAAACTTAAAGAATCAATCTTTGACCTATGAGACCTACAACCAAAATACTAGTGTCAACTATAGCTTCACTTGTTTTAGTACTTCTGTGGCTAAATCTGGTGACCATACCGAGCATAGAGAAAGAAGTCTCCTACATAAAAGCACAGGCAGACTCTATAGAAGCATTGCCTCCTAAAATAGAATATGTAAAGGGAGAGCCTTTCCCTGTAATTCAAATAGATACTGTAGAAGTGGAGGTTGAAACAGAAACCCCAATGCTGGTGAGCACGTCTGATTCAATGAAAATATATAGAACTGCTTTCGATGATGGGTTCATAAAAGGGACAATTTCAGGGAACTGGAATAGTTCTGGAATATCAGCTCTAAATTTTAACTATAGGTTAGTAGCACCTTTATATTCCTACACAAGAGTTGATACTATAATTAGCACCACTTATTTTCCTAAGATCATACAACCGCTATCAAAGCCCACCAGAAATAAAGCCATTCTGCTGGCAGGGTTTGAGTTTGGAGGAAACCAAGAAACTTTTTCTATCGCTCCAGAACTTGAGCTGATAACCAGAACAAGAAACAGCTATGTGCTCAGATATGACCTAACCAGAAAGGAATACTGGCTAGGTGTCAAGTTTCCTGTTTTTAATTAAGTCCAGAGTCTAGTACGTGTTTTGTCTAAAGCACAGATGACCATCTCTTTTGCTTTCATACCTGCCACAGTACCTGTGGACACTCTACCATTGTTCTGGGAGTATCTCTGGACAAAAGACACATAGGTGTTTTCTGAATTAATAAAATTTTCCTTTTTAAACCAGTACCAAACTCCTCTTCCTGTTGAGAATCCAAGCTTTGTTATTTTTCTATATTCAGAGTGCTCTGCAACATACGTTTCTGTTTTCCAGCCTTTTAATTCTGCTGCTTTCTGTATGTTCTCAAAAGCTATATCTGTTAGTAGTTTTTTCATCATAAAAGAGGTTTAGTTTAAATTGCTTGAGTCATGATAGTAAATCC